TGGAATAGTTAATAAGTATGCGTCAAATCCTGTTTTTAATAGTGCTTTCTGCTCGTCAGTAAGAATTACATTTTGGTCTTCTAAACTTTGTAAAAATAAATTATACAAAATAGGAAGCGTTGTAAGTAAACCCACTCCACCTATTAACAAAGGAGTGTTAGGATTGGCTAAAAATGCCTCAACGTTGTCATGTCTCCGTTTAGCATTTACAGCCTGTGCTTGGAGCTTTGTTACCTTCTTGAGGCTGTAACCATCAGGAATCAGTGCATAGGCCATTATCGCCTCTTTTTCTTGCCTGCGGGGGTTTTCCTGAAAGCAACACCCATCTTCTTTAGGTTCAGCTTTCCAGATCGTAACACAAAGCGCGGTTTCTTACTGTTAGCTTTTACAAATTTGTTCCATTCTGATAAAACTTTACGACGCGGTTTGGCGGGCGCCCTTTCAAAATCCCGTTGAACTTCACGCATACCGTAGCCTTGGCCCATGGCTTCACCCATTGCTACTTGCCAATCTTCAGTTAAATGGACACGTTGACCATCCTTAAAGCCCATGCGGTAATACTCACGTTCTCGCTTTGTGGGCATTATACGATCCGCATGAATGCTGTTTCGATTGTAGAAATATCGCCACTATTGTTGGTTAACTTAAATTGTAATAGTTTTTGTCCTTCCATACGATCTATACGGAATATATTCCATACGTCAGCCGCGAGAGCTTCGGTTGAATCTTTCATTAAATCCTCGATAGTTGCGGTAAAATCCTCATTTCCTCTCAGTGTTGCAGCGGCATTGACGGGGCTTAAGTTAGCAAAACTAACCGCATCGGGCCCCATAACCGCCTCTATGGCATAATTGCCCGTATTAGTGGGCTTTATTGCAATAAAAACATATCGATACCCTGTCATATCTAAAGGCCATGTGCCATTTGGATTAACTGAAGGAGTTATAAAATTTCCAGTGTTAGCGATCGCTTCATCAGTTTGAAAAGCAAAAAAATCCTTGTCATTACTTTTTTGCCCTTTCCAATCTCCCTTTTCATCTACAAAGCCAGTGTCTAGCACGGGCTGTACATACTGGGGTATCTCAATCGTGCCGTCTACGGTTGCGGACTCGATGCCCGCCTCTCTTGCAAGAGACCAAGGCGCTAGCCCTTTTCTATTGCGAACCATGTTAACCTACTGGAAAACGAGGGTAATTGCTGCTTGAGCAGATCCGACGTCTACATCCATCGCGACGGCAATAGACACTTGGTTAGATCCTACAACTGATATAGATGTATCCAAGGTCATTGGCATATTAGTCATGCCATTAGATACGGTTGTACCATCAACGCCTTGGGAACCTATGACTAGGGTTTCCTGTCCAGAACTGAGGCCATCGCCCGAAAGTTGACAGGCGAATGTCGCAGCTCCATTAGTTGCACTATCTGTGCTGATAGTTGCTATCACGCCAACTATGGAACTCGCCGAAGCGGGTACCTGCACGCTGGCGGTTGTGCTCTGGCCGTAAAGTGACCCTAGTGCGGTAAAAGTGTCCGCTGCTGTTATTGCGCCTTCGCGCGTCCTGTAAAATGCCATCGTTATTTTTTCTCCTTATGCGCGCAGTTTCAATGGGCCTACACTACCCAATACTTTAGATCCTCCCAAACTGCCAAGAACTAACTTAGCTGCAAGGGTTCCGACTCCAATTTTAATAAAGTCGTTTTTATTTGTTTTAAATGCTTTTGATAATATATCAATTCCACCTTTAATATTTCCGCCTATCATTGCTTGAGCTGCCGAACCTGCGTCAGCTGCTTGTAAAAATGCGAGACCTGCCCCAGTCTCCAAAAGATTTATTGAAAATGACTTGCGCCTTCTTGCTCTTCTAACTTTCCGTCTTGCTACCATTATTATTCCTTGTGGGGCGGCCATCGAAGGCGCCCGACCTACCCACATATGCGTAGCTACTTAAATGTAATTACTTCTCGAGCATATAGGTAATGACCTGCGTTTTATCATCACCGCAGACGAGGCAAGTCCATTCTTTGCCTTCTTTTTGTTCAAATTCCTTATATTCCACACATGTTGTACAGTAAGTGATCGGGCCGTGCCTCTGTTCTTCTTTCTTCTGGTCCGCGTGCATCGCCTTTCGCAATAAACGATTAATAAATTTAGATGCTTTAATCTTTTGTTCATTGCATTTTTTCTCCATATACAATAACTCTTGGAGTCCCAACGTGAACGACTTGCTTGCTACAAACTCTTTCTTCCGTCCCATTATTTGTCACATTCCATATTTAGGCTATCTTGATATTCTGCACATTCACAGCATATCTTGAAGCCTAACTTTTTGATACACCCGCATTTATTGGCGCGCTCTCTGGGCGTTTTATCTGGGCGTGTAGTATGCCAACAATCTTTATGAATGCTCATAATTCAATCTCCAAAGGAAAAGCGATCTCTTTCAATCTCTTCTCAATTTTCTTGGAAGGGCTCGCCCGCATTAATGCCGACAGTGCTAACGTCTCAACTATTCTATCTAAATGTTTTTCTGTTCCGAAATTCATTGTCTCACTACACCAAGACAGACGGGACTAGTATATAACATTATATTATTATATTAATAATGAAAATGTAAAAACCAAAATAAATAAAAATAAGCCTATTTAACTTTCATTAATAGTAGTATTAATATATTATTACTATTTTAACCCTAGCTTTTGGTCTTTCTTGGGCTCATTAATGGGGGTGTTTTGGCTCTGTGGGCCAATTAAATCCCCTATTCCGCCCCTTTTCATAAGGTATTCAGCCACAAACCCAAGGATTGGGTTGTCCCTAGTTACTGCTTTGATAGTTGCTTGACCTGTTGATTGGTCTAATTTCTTACTAGCCGCTCCAAGAGAACCAAAAAAAGAAGATTGAAACGCTTCCAGTTTTTCGTGCATCCTTTCATCTATTTCATTTACAATCGGATCAAGTGCCTCAAGTAGCATTTCATCAGATTCAGAACTTCTAATATATTCAACCCAAGCGTCCCGACTTAATCCTGCAATAAAATGAGACAAGAAAAAATAGAAGATACTCCAGAAAACGGCAAGTCCTATTAATTCGATGGCTGTAATTTCCATGTCTACCGACCTTTAGGGATTACTAAGCAAGACCACAGACCCGTCGAAGGATTTTGATATGCATAATGTCCTAGTCCACAAATCGGTTTACCGGGAACATTGGTCGGGACAGGAACATCCTCCTTGGGAGCAGGGGGCCCTATTGGTGAGACTGGCCCCACTGCGTCCTGAAAGAGTTTTACTAATACAAGCATGGCTCCAATATTCATGCTAGACCACCACCACCAAATTTAAAATCTTTTGGTAATTCAAAACCTGCAATACTACTGTATAGGCTTTCAGCCACTTTTTTGCCCAATAGCTGAGGCCCTATCACTGGAATAGTTAATAAGTATGCGTCAAATCCTGTTTTTAATAGTGCTTTCTGCTCGTCAGTAAGAATTACATTTTGGTCTTCTAAACTTTGTAAAAATAAATTATACAAAATAGGAAGCGTTGTAAGTAAACCCACTCCACCTAT